CAATTCATCCGGTGGGGGATCGCTGGGTGTGATGAACCCGGAAAAGAACAAGTCGATCCCTGCTTTGAGATGCAGGCGGCTCTGGCGAAAGGCAAAGAAAAGCCCGCAACCGAAGAGGTTGAAGAAGCCGACTTCGAAGACGACATACCGTTCTAGGGGGCGCAATGAAGCAGAAGCAGTACAGAGGCCTCAAATCGTCCAGGGCGCCAGAGTTGCTCAGATACTTCGATGAGAACCCTGGAAAAGTGGGAGAGGCATCGGTGGCGACTAAAACACACTACGGGCTTGCGCAGTCGGTTTGGGACGCTATGCAGAACGACCCAGAAGAAAACTGGCGAAAGCTCCTCCACAAAAAGGGCGATATGGTGAACTCACCTAGTCACTACGCCTCTGGAGATATCGAGTGTATTGACGCCATGGTGTCCGCGTTCGGGCTGAAACGGGTGCAGGAGTACGCTGAGATAGCGAGTTTCAAATACATTTGGAGAGCAGGGAAAAAAGATGATGCGAATCAGGACAAGGCCAAGTCTATTTGGTATCAGAGATTTAGCATGGGCGACGATCCGAGAGATGGCACAAAGGTTTAGTCAATTGTGTTCCTCTCGAAGGTTGCCGATTTTCACCGGATACGCCATGCTCGGAGCGTTCGGATTGGGTCTGGCGATCGGATTCGGTTTAGGCTAAGGGTTCATCACGCCCTCCAACGACGTCCCGTCCGTCGAGCCGAAGGCGGGTCAATTGGGCAGGGAGGCTAAACACACTCTCTCCTTGCGCGACCGCCCGCGTGCCCAAAGGCGGTATTGGCAGGGGCCCTCCATGCCCCGAAATGCGGGTTGCTCCGTCCCCGTGCCAAGCCAGGCGGAGCCTTTTTTTTGGAGAAAAATATGGATTTTAAGCCAGGCATTTACGAAGACCTCGATTACCCCACTTACGACTCAATACCGGCATGGCGATCGCACGATCTGACATCGATCATCCGCTGCCCATATACCTGGAAAAACCAGGTGTTCAAAGAATCACCAGCTCTTTGGGAGGGCCGGGTTCAGCACACAGTCTTCCTGGAGCATCACAAGTTTTTCGACGAATACGCGATCGAGCCCGCTGTTGATAAGCGAACGAAGGCAGGCAAGGCAGAGTACGCAGCGTGGCTCGAGGATTTGGGCGATCGTGCGCCATGCAAGCAAGACCTATATGACGTCTGCATGGAGCGACGCAAGGTGGTGGAAGAGCACATACCCAAACCAGAACACCAGGTAGAGCTGACTTTGTGCTGGGTGTGGAACGGTCAGCCTTGCAAGGGCAAGCTGGATTGGCACACCGGGACAGACGTGTGGGATCTGAAAACCTGCCGGGACGCATCCGCCAGGGGGTTCCGATCGGCGATCAACACGTTCAATTATCATCAGCAAGCTGCTTATTATCTCAACGGCTGTAGAGCCGTAGGATTGCCGACAGAGAAGTTTTACTTTCTAGCCCAAGAGAAGGCACACCCCTATCCATACGCCGTGTATACGCTCTCTGATGAAGCCATAGCTTACGGTGACGCTCGAAATGAGCAAGCAATGGCCTTGGCGTTAGAATGTGAACGGAAAGGTGAGTATCAGCCATTCAACCAGCAGAGCGTGACGGAGTTTGGCATTGGCGATCTCAGCTGAGGACGTGGCCCAGGAAAAAAAATGGGCCGCTGATATGAAATACCATGCGGCCCGATCGATCTGGCGCAAGCGCCGAGAGCTTGTACCCAGCAGGAAGTATCGCTGGGAGCGTTGGTTCGAGGTTAAGTTTGGAGAGTCTCTTGACGCATACGCCGAACGGGCTTCACAAGCGAAAGAGGCGGGTGCCCCATTCGGTCAAGCGCGTCGTCCAGGATCCGATCGATCTGATCAACCGTCGCGTCATGATCCACCACCACCGCGATGAACATATCCGCCCAGTCGGGCTCCACCTCCTTCAGATCCGGCAAGTAAAACTGCTCGTGAAAATTGAAGAAGACCGTGCGCAGCTTGTTTGAGGTTGAGTAGTCGAACACCGCTGCGGTCGGGTGATTGGTCACAATTTTCTGTGTGGCTTTCATACGACCAGGCTCCTCAATGTTTCACTGCGCATTTGGGGCATGGCTCACGACCACCTTCGAACACGTTCTTGTAAGCCTCCTTGACGCTGATCTCGATCGTCTTGTGAGCAACCTTTTCAGAGGGCGCCATCTCGAATGCCATCTCAGAAAATATTCTGATCGCCTGGAAGATCACCTCTTCCGGCGGCACCTTCGCCTCGCCCATGTTTTCGATCAGATCCAATATGTCGTCCTGGAACTCGTCAAGTGCCTCGCACTGTTCTTGGCTCATTTCATAATTTGTTTCTTCGCTCATCACTTTTCCTTGTTTGCAGAGGGCCGCTTACGCGGCCTTATTCAAATAGTTTTCGATTGCACGTTTGGTCGCTTTTGCCGACTTCACTAGTGCCGACAAACTACTGCCGAAATCAGTGTCATAACTGCGAGGGTCAGCGTAAAAATCTGCGTCAGACAAAAGATCGGAAAGGTGTACGCTTGTTGCGTCAATCCAAATGTGCGATTTGGTTTCTTTGATTACGGGGGGCGCCGGAAGATCACGCATGATGTGATCCTGGAAAAACGTTTTAGTAATTTTGATTGCTTCCACGATTGTCTCCTGGGCCGCTTACGCGGCCTCATTTTTGTTGCAATACTCAATGATCGCGCCGCAAGCTTCGCTGAAAGTCATGAACTGCTCTCTGCCGTACAAGATTCCCCTGGCCATTTGTTTGTATTGGTACTCGGGATTTGCGTCAGCCATTTCGATCTTGTCTTTCAAGATCTCGACCAGGGTCTCGATGAAAACATCTGCGACCTTGTAATCGTACTCGATGAACAAGTGTTTGGTTTGTGGCACCTCTGGGATGTAGTTCGTCGTCTCGTACAAATCCTGCATCCCGTCAAAATGACCATACTGATAAATGGCCAAGTCGTCGTTGATCTCGTCCAAGAGTTTGGGATCGATGATCTCTTTGATCTTGACGTTCACGCTGCAACCCATGCTGTAGTTTTTAGAAGTCACAGAGGCTTTGACACCCTTGGCCTTCATATACTTTCTGATCTCCGCTGCACACTTCGCTGCTTCTGTCTTCATCATCACTTCTCCTAGTTAATGGGGTCATCCCCCGACAAAGATATTTTCTCAAATCACCGTGTCGTTGTCTACTTTTTTGTAGATATTTATAGATCAATTTAACATAAAAAGCGCGCTTTTTATGCCTGGCCCAAATGCTCCAGCAACTCTTGCTCTCGCACTTTGTACCTAGCGACCCTGGCTGCATCCTTCTCTGTGAACTCTGTTAGCCTGGTAACATCCAAGTTATCTTGCAAATCGGCCAACTTGATCCAAGCAGCTGTGTCGTACTCCTTCAATCGACCGTAATACAAGTCGTTGGGCTCGTACGGTATCTTAGTCAACAAGGCGATCGTGTTCGCCACCTCCTCGCCGAACAAGACCTCGATGTCCCCGATCGTAGCGTCGGTATCCTCGAGTACATCGTGTAGCACCGCAGCAATCAAACCCTCGATCGGCAAACCAGGATTCAATTGATGAGCTGCGATCATCACTCGGATCGGGTGGAGCACATATGGCGCCCCACCCTTGTCGACCTGGCCCTCGTGATAGGTCATGGCAAAGTCGATCGCTCTGACTAAGTCTTTCGTTTCCATCATGCTGCCTCGTCAATTTCTCCGGCATCGATCGCCGCTTCCCATTCCTGGACGGTCATCTTCTTGCCGTTGTGTTTCTTGGTAAACAACCTGGCGCCGTTGGCCCAGCTGTCTTTTTTCCACATCCCGTCAGGGGCCCTCCAGCTGACTTTGTGAACGGGCAATCCGTCTTTGGTCACTGTGGGCTCTGCCGCCTTTCTCAAACTCAAAGGCTGGCCAGCGTCCAACCAGGCCTGGTGTTTTCTGGGAGACGCCTCGCTGAAGTTCTTCTCGACAAGCTTGATTGTCTCCCAAGCCTCTGGATCGTTCCTGATGTCCTTGATCTCCTTGGGGCTCATGAAGGGGCAGAAGACACAGCTAGACTTGGCGACCTCAACTCCATACTTGGCCAACAAGTCAACACAGTCCTGCCTAGTCATCCCCATCTCAACCAGGGGATACTCGTAAGTGTTTTTGTCGCCCTTGGGCTTAGTGAACCTCTCGGTTCTGTGGCCCTCGTCCAACTCGATCCCGATCAAGTAGGTGATCTCTTCGTCGGGGTACTTGGTGTCGATCCACTTCTGGATCACGTCACCCTTGTACTTCTTAGAACAGACGTGGCTCCCGCCAGGCATCACCGGAACGATCCCCAACCTGGTGACCCACTCGGTAATGTTCTCACCATCCTTGGCGACGATCGTGAACGGCAAGCCAGCATCGGCACACAAGCCTTTGAAGAACTCGACGTTCTCGTACGTCTTCTTAGACTCGGCTCCTGTGTCGGCGAAAATGACCTCCTCGATCCCGAGATCTTTCTCCATCAAGTGCATCGTTAAGATCGCACTAGAATCAACACCACCACCGAAAGACAAAATTTTCATCACATTCTCCTCAACAACAAGAGTATTTTCTCATAATCCCGTGTCGTTGTCTACACTTTTATACAATTATTTGTACTTTTTTTCAGGGAGAAATGGCCGATCATGCGGCGTTATGTCATGTCTCCGCCGTTATTTGCGTAGTTCTCTGTTTTACAAATCCAATCGGCATAAGCCTTATTTTGTTCTTCATCCACAATCGAATGCCGGATGTCGTTACAATACTTGTAACGGTTGTCGTACTCCCGAAAATAAGTGGCGAAGGCATCACCTTGGGTTGGCTTTTCGATAACGAAACGAGTGGCTTCTTCAGTGTGTAGAATCCAATCGATCTTCCGTTTTTCGATTTCAAGTTCTACCGTCATTCATCTTCTCCAAACAACTTCTCCGCGACTTCGTTGACGAAGGCTTGGTCTCGCTTGACCCACAGCCATCCCTTGAAGATCGCGATCACCTGGTTCCGAGTCAGGTTGCCCTTGACCATCTGCGCCGTGACCTCGCCCATAAGATCGGGGTCGATCCCCGCATCGATCATCTCCTGTGCCGTTGGCATGTTGTCTTTCAGATCCATATCACTTCTCCATGTGGTTATCCAAGACCTTTCGGTTTCGGGGCGGGAACCACCCGCCCATCTCGTCAGTTGGAATTAAGAGGCAAGCTCTGGTCTTTTCCACTCAAGCACTTCGAGCACCTCTTTCTTAGTGCCGAGTCCGTTCACAATGCGAGTGCCGTTCTCGGTAGCAATCCAACCCAAACCGCTTCTGCGTACAACGATGTTCTCTGCGCCTTTGACTACCCACTCAGCAGGTTCGTTGCCGAATCCATTACCAGCCCAATATGCGTCGTTCATTTTTTTTAGCTTTATCATCTACGCAGCTTCCTCCATCGCATCAAACAGCTCATCGAAGACGTCAAACTCGTCACCGGTGGGCTTGGCGTACTTACCTTTTTTGACCAGCTCCGCCAAGAACTCTGCCATCTCAGCGGTCATCTTGGCGGGAGATGCCTCGGCAATCTTCACCATGTCGTTTCGGGTCATTTCGTTGATCTTCAGTATTAGCATCATCACTTCTCCTCAATTACGGAGTAATTATGGCATATTACCGTGTCGTTGTCTACACTTTTATACAAATAATTTGAATTATTTTTCGCTCAAACAAGCTCTTCGTAGTTTTCGACTAGGCGTCTTTTGTTGTGTAACCAGAAGACCAGGAGGTATCGATCACCGCTCTCGACCGCCAGGCCACGGTGCAGATTTGTGAAGCTAGGGAAGATCAGCGCGTGCCCGCTAGGTAGCGGGTTCAGCACGCCATGGTTATGGAACTCAGTGCCACCACCTTTGTAACCGTCGGTATTCAGCGGAACGACGACGCTGATATCGGCGCTGTCGTCATGGTGCCAGGCGCCTTTTTGTTTGTCTTTCGGATTGTAGTTTGCGATCTGGATCGAGGCGACGTCGTGACAGTCGCGCTGATACAGGCTGTAGAAGATCGGGTTCAACACGTTCTGAACGACGAACCACATATTCCGGTACAGCTCCGGGACGTGATCGCGCAGAACGATCTCGGGGATCTGACGCAGCTCGTCCTCATCCTCGTTCACCTGGAACACGATCTCGCTTTCCATGTGCTTGATCTCCTCCACCAGCATCTTGCAAAACTGTCGACGAAATAGGGGCACTCGATAGACGTCCGGGAATATCTTCTTGCAGAGCTGCTGCGCTGGGGTGCGCGGCATCCGATGCACACCCTCCCTGGCTCGGTACTCCGCGATCAACGGAACAGTCTCTTGAACGGCCTTGTAGAGAGGTTGGTTGATAAACCAATGCGATTGCATTGATAACATATAGTTTTTTATCTCATACATTGTACAATCTTATACAATATTGTAGAATCGAGCAATTATTCGAAGGGTTACGGCATGGATGAAACGGCAGAAATAGACGATCAGACGCAAGCCAATAAGCCTGCGCGCAAGTCGCTCGCGATAGACACAGATACCTATGAGATGCTGCGTGACATCTGTAATCACGAGGGCCGCACTTTGATAGCCCAGCTCAAACGCATGATCGATCAAGAGCACCGCAAGTTATTTAGAGAAGACTACCATTGATAAACTTCTTCAAAAAACAATCGCAGGAAAGACTGCCGCAAAGCTACCAGCCCATGCTCGAGGCCAGTGAGGTAATCGATCTCTTCAGCCGGATGACCCTGCACCAGCAGGCTGCTCTGCTCCGGCTAACCAGTCGGAACCTGATGATCGAAGTCGAGGGTGACGTGCATATGGGGTATGACTTCGATTGGAACGTCAACGGCGCGATGATCGTTGCCACTCCGGCAGAGCCGGACTATTTACCGCAGTTAACTGAGACTAGCGATCCCACCTAACGGCCCACGCAATCTCTGAGCGATCTCTCGATCCTGGGGATTGGGCAGGATCGTCGGAGAGTCGGCCACCGAAAATGCAGGCATTGCTGGCTCTGCTTCTGGCAACGGTTCAAACACGTCAACCTGGGGTGGCCCTACCTGTGGAATCGTCATGTTGTTGGCCCGAGCCATCATCTCGTCGGTGTTCGGTAGTATCCGATCTGCCGTGCTTTTGGGCACCGCTGTTCGGAAACCGATCTCGTTGTCGCGCGGCGATTCACCTTTTTCTTGCTGAGACTTGCTGCCCTCAGTTGGTAGAGGCTCGATCGTCTCTTGCGTCAAACCCTGCAAAACACCGCGAACCTCGTCTCGGATGTCCGGGTTCACTTCGAATATCTGGCCCAGGCGTCGGACGTGTTGACCGAAAGACTTCGGGTTGTAAACCGCTTTCTCCACCCCGGTAGTGAGCCACTTCACAAAGTCCGGGTTGGTCATCAGTTTGGCGCCAGCATACGGGCCAACCAAACTGCCGAACCCATACTCGAAACCGTCAGAACCGATCATACGACCGAAGGCACTGTCTGCGCCTAACACCCCTAGCATACCCATGGCGGCAACAGCACGGCCTGTGCCAGAGGGGTTTGCCATGTCCGACGCAGCCTTTCCGACTCGCTCGATCGTGAACACCAGGTCGTCGAGTTTGGGCACAAGCTCTTTGTATTCGGTGCCATTGAACAGGGCCTGCTTTGCTTCCGGGGATAGATTGTTCCAATTTGTCAAGAACCTGGCTGGAGAAAAGCCAGCGTCCGAAACTATCTCTGCTCCCTCTCTCGCAGCCGCTTCACCGATCTCAGAAGCTCCCATGGCACTGGCTGTCGGTGTTCCCATCTTTCCGAGCATGTAGCCCGACAAAACATTGAACTCTTCCGGTGTGAATTGTCGGCGCAATTTTTCGATGCGCTCGCCGCCCTCTTTCGTCCCACTCAAAACGAATCGCAAAGCTCCGGTGGCCTCTGACTCGCCGCGCTTGATCACGTCATCGATAAAAGCAACGTCGCCGCCTTTCTTCATATTCTCGCGGACAAAAGCATTCGCAGCTTTGTATCGCTTGAGGATTTCTTGCCCGGCATTGACACCAGCACCCTCGTCGAACATATCAAGCTGACGGCCACTTGCAGACCCCACGAGATCATCCAGGTCTTTTGTGACGAAACCGATCAGCTCCTTCACCCGCTGCTCAGATTTGTCCAGGGCGCCCTGGCTTTCTGCCTTGCGAACCGTGCTCATCAAGCTGCTACGAAAATCCTTGAGTCGATCGTAAGTGAGCAACCCATCCTTCGCGTCTTGTAATACTTTCTCTGCCTGGCGAAGCGCGGTAGCCACATCCTCTTTGCCGGTCGCACTGCGCGAGTCAGCCAAATATCGTTGTGTAAATTCAATCGTGTTTTTCGCTGGCGAAGTCAGATCATCAGGGATCAGATTCCCGACCGCGTTGTACATCTCATTTACTTTTTCGTCGTAACGAGCGCGCGCTGCCTGGGCCGCATCCATGGTTCGGTAAGCCGCGTCTGAAGTTGTGCGGGCTCCCCCAAAGTCCTCTGCCAATTTCGCCACAGAAGCATCAATCTCTCTGATGGTTTGCTGGGCGTTGTTACGCATCGTAACAGTCGATGTGGGTAGATTTGAAAGTACAGCGTTCTCGATCAGGTTGAACAACGGACTGCCTGTGACCTGGCCCAGGGTAGGCGACGATACGCCCGCCCTCGTCATTCGTTCTAACGCCTCTTTCGCAGCCACAGACATTGCTCGGCTTGCATATCGAATCGGTGCGCCGGCGACGAACTTCACCCCATCGACAAGTTTGCTGACGATCGGCCCCGCAGCTGCGTTGACTGCGGCGGTGGTTGAGAAATCGCCCAGCCGTTCCAGGCCCGTCCGGTTGTCTTCGGTCTCGCCAAAATAATCTAAAATGCTGATGTAAGCTTCTCGAGCCGTCGCACTACCCAAACCTTCGCCCGCAACAAAACCAGCCGTGGCAGCTGGTATCGACCCGACGATCGTCGGGGAAGCA